GCACCTCTACTTATATCGTAACGGTATTCATCGATTGCGCCATACCCTTGCCCAAGGTTTTTCAATCCATTTATAGCTTGTATAAACCTTTGTTCATACTGAGCTGTTTCTTCAGGTATTTTAAGGAAAGTAGCTGCTTCAACTAATGTTCCATATAGTAAAGCATCCGGAGCATTTTCAGAAAGCCATGTTGTAGTGGATCCACTTGTTGTTGTTAAAGACGCAGGACGGTATTTATAGTGCAGCTCAAAACTATACGTTGTATCAGGGGTCGGCCCTAACATAAACGTATTGTCATCAAACTGAGCATAATATTTCGGAAGCCCTGTAGTAGCTGGATTAGGAGTGTAATCTCTAATAAAAGAAACGTGCTTTAATAGTAAAAATGTATAGACGTTACTAGAGATTACAGCGAGGCTATACGGGGCTAAAAAATCAGTAGGCATCGACAAATAAGTATTACCTGCTGTCGCACTACCTGTTACGTTTTTTCTAAAAACAGGAAGCTCAACAGTCTTTAAAATACGCTCTTCAGCTTCTTTAATAAAAGTATCTAAATCAGAAACAAATGTCGTTTCTGCAGTTTCCATGTAATCTTGAACAGTGGATTTTAAAGTTGCTAATGTAAAACTCATGTAATAACTACCTCAATAGTTCCAATATTTCCTGTAGCGAAAACGCTTTCAAAAGTTGTTCCTACCGGATCTACAAGATATAAAGGCTGTCCTCCAACGTCTACCCCAGAATCAGTTGTATTGCTTGGGCCTGTTGTTCTAACTAACCCTAACTGAGATTGCGGTAAAGGAACTTCAGGGCGAGCCTGACGCAGAGCTTGTGGATCAGTTATATGATACGGAGGAGTTAGCTGCGGGTGCTTTGGCTCATAACATTCGGAACAAACTTTAAAGCCAGTCCACTCCATTTTAAGCTGTAGGTATTTATACCTAAAGCCGCAACGGTCACATATACCGTAAGAAAACTTGCCTACAGCAAACGACATCAGACATATGTCCGTCTTGGAACTAATCTTAAAGAACTATCATCATCATACTTAATAGCATTTACTAGATTTTGTTCGTACAGTGGCTGGAGCAACCCTGCTTTTTCAGGGTTTTTCTTTAAGGCTAAATTAAAAGCTAATCCTGTAACTAAACAAGGTAAAAACCGACTCGGGACATCTACATCGTTTACAGATGCGTCAATATCTTGAATTCGTTTCCAACGATAAGAAATTAATTTATCTGTTGAATTTTCAGGAGCTGGCCAAACGTATAGTTTTGGAGTTATTGTTCTTTCAACATAATATTGTGTAACTCGTGCTTCTGTCAACTTATTTGGAACATCTAAATAAGTGCCACGGTCAATACGGTCAATCTGAAAATCAGTTTGAATTCCATTAGTTGTTCTACGAATAACTGCATCTAAAATATCTATATCATATTGATTTAAATCGTAGGTGGTCGTACCTTGAACTAAATCTAAAGATACTTGCTCTACTTCCCAAATTTGAATACCTCTATTAGACCAATCTGCAAACATAATGTTCATAGATCGTCTAGCAGTTACACCATCGTAACCTGTTCGATATTCTAACCCCGCTAACTCGTATGCTTCTTCAATTGCATCGGCAGCAGTAAGGGTAAATACTCTAGTACCAGAGGTAGCCATTAGCCGTAGTTCTTTATTAAATCAAGAACAATAACATAGGTATCGTTTGACGCAGCACCTAACGTAGTTAGGTTGATATCTCCGTTTTTACCTGAGCCAGCTGTATTAGATAGTCCTCCGAACTCACTAAAGTCCATGTGCCCATTGCTCGCTTCTGCTAAAGAAAGAGCAATTGTGTCGGTAGTAGCGTTCCAAAGAAGCTGTACCTGAGTAAACCCTGTTACAGAGTGAGCAACTTTTTCAATTCTAACACTTGAACAAGCAGTGCCATCCGCTCTAGGAACTAGAGAACTAACATCTATTTTTGTAACTGCTGCTTCGCCAGTACCGTCACTAAGGTTGGTTATCTGTATAATAGCCCTATGAGTACCGTCACTTAAAACAGTCGTACTAACTGCATCTGCCATATTTTATCTCCCATAAAGGGAAGAAACCTTCCCCTTAATTTAATTGTTATAATTCTTATGCGTCAGCAAAAGGAGTAACAATAGTTCCGGAGCCAAGCAATAGAGTGTTGTGTACAAGATAGCTCGCAGCATCAATCGCTGTTACCTGAACAACACTACCCACAAGACCGCCTTTCGTAGATCCGTTCAAAGTGATTACATCGTTAGATGCTGCAGGAATAAATGCTTTCTTCGAACCGTCATCTACAGCGACCATTACAGCACCAACAAATTTGTCAGTGCCGTCGGTTAAAATATCCAAGTCTGTAGCAGCAGTTTCGATATAGAAAAAGAAAGACGCACCTACATTATTAACTTGGTCAGGAGACGTAGGATCAGTTGGGGCGGTAGTAACAATCGAGGGAAGTGTGAACTTTCCATCTGCATCATTACATAGCAAGATTTTACCTGCGTGAGCTGCAACAGTTAGCGAAGTGTCCGCAGTCAGGCTAAGAGTGGTGTTAACTCCTGCGTTTATAAAACCAGCTAAAGATTTAACTGGGCCAGAAAAAGTAGTCTGTGCCATCGGTATATACCTCTTACGAAAGGATTCGCCTTAGAGTCTTCGTAACGTCTGCTGAGCCAGTCGCTAAGGCTTTTTTTCTCAGATAGGGAGTTTATACTCCAGAAAAAGAAAAGGGGCAACAAGTGCCCCCCTCTTTTTTAGCATATCAGCAGGATTATGCGGCTCCAGGAGAACCGAAAATACCACGCCAATCACTAAAGCCGAAGCTATAGCGTTCTCTTGCTTTATAACGAACATTTCCGGTTTCGAAGTCACCTTCCATGTTAGTTGATACAGGAGATCGTACAAAATGCTTCAGACCGTTAGGCACGTCAGTCTTCAGGAAGAAGGCATCAGTATCTGTTAGATAATGATTAACCGTATATCCTTCAGGAACCATCCCCATATTACGGATCGCGTTAATATCGTTATCCGCAGTACCTACTCGCCCTTGTGTTTCCAAAAGACGATCTGCAACGAATTGCAGAGCAGATGGGATAATCAACTTACGGGCTTGAGCATTGATCTTTAGACCACGCTCATCTTCGAAAGCTGCAATATCAATCAACGCTTGTTCTAATGAAGTCTCATTCAAATCTGCGGCAGTTGCCAGCTCATTGCTTTGATCTTGATTACCGACCGTTGGGTGATCCGTTGCACATAGTTCTTTGCCGTCACCGCCTAGAAAAGAGTTACTAAACGCATTATTCAATACGTTAGCTGCTTTAATCTGCTTAGTTTGCATCATAGAACGAGCAAGTGCTCGTGTATAACGCGAGGACAAAGTGTCGTACAAATTATCTTCAATAGCTTCTTCAGTTAAAGAGAAAGCTAATGCGATAGTTTCATGCGAGTACCGTGCAGTAAAAGACTCTTGAGCAGTATCATAAGATACGCCAGAACCTTCAAACTTTACAGGTGCTTCACCGAAACCAGTAAGCATTACTTCTTCTTCGAAGGCTCTTTCAGAAGTCTCCGTATCGAAGATTTCTTCATGCTCTGGTGCATAGCGTTCATACTCTAAACCAAAGAGAGCGTGAAGGCCAGGAACAAGCTCTTTTACGAGTTGCGCTCTATTAATAGCCATTAGTTACTCTCCTTAAACAGCGAATATGTTGGTTGGGAATGAAAAGTAACCACGGGCGTTAGCACCGATTTCATTACTTGGCGAATCCACAAACCTATTCAACAACGCAATGCCGCTGCTAGTAGTTGCTGTTACACCTTCTTTGGAACGTCCATTGTTGGTGCTACCAGCAGTTGTGGTGATAGTATATTTACTACCAATGAAACTTACAGCAGGAGTACCCGCAGTAAATTGTGCTTCATACACGATAGCTGGGTCGGTATACACATACGCCTCTGCATCTGCAGAACCTAACGTAGCTACGCCAGCTGTCCACATATTAGAGTAAGTAGGTGTGCCGTCAGCGGCAGTGTAGAAAACGCCAGCAAAAACTCCACATGGAGCGCCTGTGGCAGTGCCTTGTACAACATACCCAGAAGAAAGAATGACTACATCTCCAGTGAAGATGGAAGCATTCGTTGCACTTGCAATACGCAATTTCTGGGGACGTATCGTACCACCGTAAAGATGGTAGGCTGGGGTGAACCCGTTAGGGGCATCAGTATTAGCCATGATTTAATCCTTTGAGGAAAATGATGAAATTTAATCAGCAGACGGTTTACGACTACCGAACTCTACTTTAGAGTCCCTGCGAATATCACTTTTTCTTAGTGGCATACGAGGGTCACTATCTCGCAGCAAATCATTGTCAACACCATAGAGTTGGTCCGCAGTTTTTCCGCTGAAATATGCGTTCCGCTCATCTACAGTCTCGTCAGGTATTTTTGCGAGAATTAGGCCACCTACTCCAATCACGCCAGCGTGTCGTCCTTCTTCAATAGTAGGAGCGTCAAAATCAGGATGATCTTCTGCTCTTACTGGCTCGAATCCTTCACGAATACGTTTAGACATATTTGCTCGGTCATCGTGGCCACGAACTTCTGCACGAACCCATCTGTGTTTATAGCCTGCAGGGGCATCAGGGGCGTCTAGCATTGATGGCGGTTGCCAAGGTTTGCGGCGGGTTGTTTTATCCCGTGTTTCAGCAGATCTGGAGGTGCGATCTGTCATTTTCATCTCCTATACAAATTTTGCGTACTCTTCAAGAGGCACACCGATACGTTTAGCTATTGCTATCTGTGATGGTGTGAGTTTAACACTGCGTGCTCCTTTTTTAACAGCTCCAGCACCACGGCTGGCTCCTGCTACGGCAGATTGCACGTTTTTCGTCTCATCGGCGAACTTTTGTGGAAAGAGGTCTCTCATTTCAGAATCTACCCGTTGATAATAATGAGCAGAACTAGGAGGAACCCCTTCCTTTATCAATTTTTGGTGAACGCCCATAGCAGCATATGTCATGCCTTCGTCTTCACCAAACCAGCTATTCTTTTCTGCCCATGCTTCTGCAGCGCGGTCAGGAGCAGCTGGTTGCAAATTTCTTTGCTGTGGCGCAGCAGGTTGAGACTGTTGAGGTCTGTTTTTCTGCTGTGCTATTAATCTTTGGGCATTTTGCGCTTCATAAGAAGTTTTAGCAACTGCTTCTGTAGCTAATGATATTGCTTCAGCATCGCCTAGTTGCTGAGCTTCAACTAAAGCGCGACGAGCGCGTTCTTTATCAGATTCAATTCTTTGGGCATATTCGTTAACTAACGTGGTATCTGACGATTGCAACTTACTTTGTAATGAGTTGTTATGTTCAGATAACTTCTTAGCGAATTCAACTGCTTCTTCTCTCTGACGTTCAGCTTCTCTCATACGATAAGTTAGCTTATCAATACGTTTTTGAACACCGTCGCTATAGTCTTCTAGCTCATCAGTGTTGCTTTTTTCAGGTGCAGACATATCGAAGTCTTGAGAAGACTCCTGTAATACATCAGCTTCCCGTGGATCTACTTCTTCATCTGGAAGTATAAGTTCAATTTCTTGAGACTCAGACATTTTATATCACCTTATTGCAGAATATCTTCTGGATTGTTTACAGTAGCTAAGATTTCATCGTCGTTTAAAAGACGCATATCGCCTCCGTCAATGTTAAATCTTGCTCCTGCGTAGCGACCAAATATTACCCAATCACCCTCTTCACACCACGGGCCTTCAGGAAATTTATTTGTATCGGAATAAGCATCTGGGCCTTTTCTTACAACAAGCCCAACTACGGTAGCTATCCGCTCTTTATCAAGAGTTTGTTTAGCTAACATAATGCCGCCTTTTGTTTTCTCCGGAGGAGTAAACGGGAGGATTAACATACGATAACCTGTAGGTTTTGGTAGTTTATCCGCATGAGATTCTAAATTCTCAGGAGTTATTGCCTCCTTTTTAGGTTCTAAAGGCGTATCAGAACCAAAATTTAAAACTCTGTTTGGGGTAGCACCTATGCTACTTAGGTCTATTTCATCAGTCGTCTTCGACATCTTCCATCCTTCCGTGCAGGGCAGTTATCTCTTGTTCAGCAAAATTAAGCCCCGAAATCTCACCAACTATTCGTTGATACTGAACAAAGTCTTGTGCGCCACCAGTGGCGAGTGTATGCGTGAGATCCGCTTGTCTCTCACGTAATTTGCGGAGTAAATACTCCGAATATTTCAAAAAATCCATTAGTTAATGTAGCTAGTAAAATCCAAACCTTTAGTAGCTGCACCAGTGCCTTTTGTTTTTACTTTCTTTCCTTCAAGGTTTACGGTTTTTTCTTTAAGCTCCGTAGCCTTAGCAAACCCTTCGTTAGAAGGTTCTGGAATAGATGGCATAACCCCTGCCTTTTGTTTCTTTGGCGAAGGATATGAAGTTTTATAATAAGAATGACTCATTTCTTTTTCTTTCCTGTTGCCCCGCCTCTTTTCATCATAGGCATTTTCTTAGAAGATTTTCCACCATTCATCATCTTCTTAGGCATCTTTTTGTTTGCTTTTTTTCCAGGCATTTTATTCTCCTTCAGAGTATAAATTATTAAACGTAATGTTCGGATCCATATAACTATCATCACATTCCGCACTATGAACGTGTTGACTAGGATAAAAGTCCGGTGCTCCTGAACCTGTCTCCCATAAAGCAGGGTTAGTCGCTCTTACACGATTATTAGGTAACGCTATAATATTACCCGTCCATTTCCCAGCATCCGTTAGCTGAATTACATGATTCTGCTTATGTTGTGCAGGATCGTCGGCAATATCATTACCTGTATAATCGACGGTAAACAAATACTTACCTGTATGAAACTCATTATCTATCTTACATAACCAAGGACTAGAAGATACGCGATCCATAACAATGGCTTCATGGTCTCGAGAACTACAATCCCAAGGTTGCGCTAAATGAGTAGCCATAGGTTCTGGCATTTCATCAAGAACTGCATCTGCAACTAAAGCGGTTATCGGCATCCTAGCCCACATCGCCCCACCATGAAGATTTTCAGAATCTTCTTCTTCATCCATTTCGTATCCAGTAAATACGACTTGGAAAGATAAACATCTATCAGGGATAGTATTTACCGCAATTGCTATCGCGTGTAAATACTCGCCATGGTATTTCAAGTGATTGTGTGTATATTCTTTTCTAACCCAGCAATTAAAGTGAGGAATATTGCTGATTAGATGGGGCATTTAGTCTTGTTCCCTTGATTCGCGAACTATCTTCGCAATATCTGTTAAATTAGAATCTACTTCACGATCGTCACGCATTTCGGCTTGTTGTAGCTCAGAGGCTACTCGTATATCTGTTTGCTGTTCTTGAGATTCAAGACGTTCTCTTTCAAGCTGTGCTTTACGCTCAGAATCTCTATCACGTTGCTTGAGTTTCTCAAGTTCTAGATCCATTTGTGCATCAAACATTTCGCGTGCAGGATCTCGTTGTTGTGCCGCTTGAGCTTGAGCTAATGCCTGTGCTTGACCAGTAATTTCCTGAGTTACCTGCGCAGCTGCCATAGCAATCTGACTTTCCATTTCTGGCGGTAACTGAGGCATTTGACCGTCTGGTCCAGGCTGTGGTAATTGCATACCTTGTTGACCCAGCATTTCTTCTACTTGCATACGATATTTAAGAGCTTGGTGCTCTTGTATATGTGCTTGTAACCCGCCCATAACTTGAGGGTTTTGCTGGTTTTGAGGATTTTGCATAAACGCAACGTGCGCTTGGATATGCGCATCGTGGTTTTGTTGTATAAACGCTTTTAACGGCATTGACATAACTGCATCCATATTTTCCTGAATAGGATCTTTAGGAGCAGGAGGAATATCTGGAATTAGAATATCGTCAATATCTTTAATATTTAACGCAATATACATTTTACGAAAGGCTTCTTTCATATTGTGTAACTGCGGTGCGCTTTGTGCCATTTGCAACTGGGTTTGCGCTAAAATAATACGTTGAGTCGTACTAAAGATATTAGGGTCACATACAGGGATAACGTCAACACTATTGTTAAAGTCTTCCGCAAATACTGTTTGCTGTGCACCTTGTACTTGGTAAGGATATTCAGGGGGTAAATACTCACCGAACAATCTCTTTAATATTTTAAATTCACTACGTTGTGCATAGTGCATACGTTTATGAATAGATGAAATAACTTTCTGGCCCTTTTCTAAAAGAGCGACAGTAGTTCCTACAGGAGCTTCGCTATTACCGTCTCCAGTATTTTGTTCCATAACGGAAGCAAAACGCTGACCAGATTCAACAAGTAATCCTAACAAATTTGCTAAAGTAGGGCTTGGTTCTTTATAGGGCAACGGCATAAAGGAATCACGTATGGTTCCTCCTGGAGTATCAACGTCTCTCCATTCTCCTGGCTGTACAGGATCATCAGATCTTTGGATATTTAATCCCCGAGCTTTAAAACCAGCCGGTAAATTAGCTAAAGTTCCTGCATCAATTAACTGACGTAAAATAGCTGTCGAAGATCTAGTAACTCCTCCAATCATATGGATTAAACCAAATCCATAAAACCCTAATCCTGGAAGAAATTTAAAATGCGTAAAGTATTCAATCTTTTTACGCATAGGATCGTTTTCAAGATAGTTACGTCTAATCGCTAATACATCGTTTGTATCTTTACAAATAGTTACAATATACGGTAACGCTAACCCTGTCGGTTCACCTTCACTATCTGTATGCTCAAAACCTTCAATATCTAATTCAACATGACATTCAAGTAACGTATAATCTTCTTGTTCCCCTGTTCGGGTAACACCGTCAATCTCATTTATTTTAGATTGAACCGAATCATCTCCGTCGTTATACATCGGAGCGTTCATATCAGTATCTAAATAAAACCCGCTCAACTGTAGTTTACGCAAATCGTTTTCAGTCATAGACATACGATGCGTTATACGAGGAGACGTATGTAAATCTGTTGCGCTATACGGGACTACTAAATCTTCTGATCTAATAAATCGGGAAACAATCCTACCCATCGCAGGGTCGAAATAACATTTTTTAAATGTAGAACCAGATAAGGGTAAATAGAACAGCATTTGATCCATTTCTGGATCGTACTCTTCCATCTTATACATAAGCTGGTAATTCATAAAATCCTTTACACGATTAGCTTGCATCGCTTTAGGATCATTAGACGCGCCCATAACTTTCGTATCTACTGGGCCATTAGCAGGAAGCAGCTCTTTATAGGCTTGAGCTTGGAAATGGGTAACAGCTTCTGCTAACAAAGGGTGGTAAACTCCACTGGCCCCTTCAAAAGGTTCGCTTCTAGCATCGTTTTGAATACCTAAAAGTTCTAAACCATCTTTAAAAGTTTCGTACCAATCGCTTCTAGAGTCTAAATCGTTTTCGAAACTACTAGATAGCTCTGAAGAAATAGAAGATAACGTAGAACGGTCTAAATACTCCGCTAAATTTTCATTAAACGGAATATTGTCTTCCATTTCTAACATAGAAGGGTCTACAAGATTATCTTCCTCGTCAAAAAGGATTTCTATCTCTTCTTCGCCTTCATATTCTTCTGGAATTTGTATTTCAGCCATGGTTCGCCACGATACTCTTATTTTTTGGAAGGGTAAATTAGTAATATGCCCTTATTTTAGGATAATACTCTTCTTCTTCGGCATAATCGCCGTCTAATCGCAAAAACCCGCCATTTCTAAAGCGCATTAACGCTAATGTCGTAGCATCGACGCAATCATCGTTCTCTCCGTTAGGAAAATCCGCAATTTCGTCTACTAATTCCTGTCCCCAATTAGTTTCAGGAACCCAAACGCGACCTTCTTGGAAAATCGCACTTACTGTATTTAATCTAGCGATTTTATCCTGACCTTTGCTCGGTGAAAAGGTATTTATTGGAATACCTTGCCGCCTTAACTCTTGTGTTAACGGTATACCTGACGCTTTTGTTTCAATAATTACTGAATCAGGCTCCCAATACTCGTATAACCGCATCGCTTCGCGCTTTAATTCAGGGAAATCTAACCGTTCTTTAACACAATCTAATAAAACTAGGTGCGCGTCCTTACCAGAGTACATCTCATCGTTAATTTTACCCTCCGGATAGAAAACACCCCACGTTGTTATCGCACTATAATCAGCTCTTTCTGATTTTAAAAACGCTGTATCGTAACTTTGTATCAAATAATCACACGAAGGAGGGTCATCGTTAGGCCATCGCTTAATCCACTCTTTCGGAACGATAGATATACCCTCACCTGTAGGCCGCTGCATATATTGCGCTGCCCATTTAGACGGGGGAATCGACGCTTTAGTCGCTTCTAATTCTTCTAACGGCCAAAATTCAGGCCATAACGGTTTACCTGACGGTAATATAGCTGGGAATTCAATTAACTCCCACTTATCGCCGCCCTTTTGCTCCGTCATCTTTTTTAATAACTTACCCGTTACGTCTTTTTTACCCCAGCGAGTCATTACGATAACTATCGCACCTCCTGGCTGTAAACGCTGACGAGGCCCAGTTTGATACCATTCGTAAGCCTCCTCTAACGCTTTATCAGAAAACGCATCTTGCTCAGAATGAGGGTCATCAATAATACATAAATCAGCACCACGTCCCGCGAGTGCACCACCAATACCCGCCGCATAATACTGACCGCCCTGAGAAGTACTCCATTTACCCGCGCTTCGTGAATCGGCCTTTAATTCAGTAGCAGGAAATATCTCTGCGTATTCTTCGCTTTCTAATAAGTCACGAACTCTACGACCGAAATTAATCGCAAGGTCAGCGGTGTGCGTTGCTTCAATAATTTTTAATTTAGGACGCTTACCTAATAAATAGGCAGGGAATAAATATGACGCGAATTCGGATTTCGTATGTCGCGGGGGCATATTAATTATTAGACGTTTAGATTCACCACTAGCTATTTTATCAAACGCTTCGGCCATCTTTTTATGATGCGCACCTGCAATAAATTCAGGCCATATCGCTTTAACGAAATCGTAAAACGAAGCCATAGACTCTTCACGCTTTTCACGCTTTTCTAATTCTTCTAAAAGTATTGTAAATTCTTTCGCTTCTTCTTTAGAAAGATGCGAAAGGTCTACACTTCGTAATTGCTCTAGTGGTGTACTCAACGGCGTCTAAGTTGATTAAGGCGTTCAGAAGTAATTGGGCCACCGTTAGCTTTCGACTGAGGACCAAAAACTATAGCTTCTTCTCTTTCTCTATCTGCTTGTTCTTCTGCTTTACGTTCTGCTCTAAGTTCTTTACGCGCTTTTATATTTCTCAATAATTTTACAGGATTAACAGGGAGTATATCTAACCCTTCTACTAATTTTTCTAAACCTTCAGCTTCTTTTACATCTTTTAAAGCATTAATTTGTGCGATTATTGGAAGGTTACTTACAAACCCTTCTCCTATAGATTGAGCAGTGCTAGTACCACCACCTTCTTCAAACTTTTTTGCAGTAACGGCACCACCCATAGCCATTGTTTGTATTTGATTCGCGGTTGCTGGAACCATTCCCGCATCAGGCATACTTTCCATTTGGTCAGCTAATTGCATACCAACCTGCTGTATCTGGGGATTCGGGTCTTGCATCATCCCCATTATTTGAGGAACACCAAAATAATATACGTCCTCCGGTGTACCTACCGCGCCACCCGAAGCAGCATACTGAGTTTCTTGCGCTCCTAATCCCATTAACTCTGGAGATTGCATTAATAACATTAACTCTTCTTCAGAAATATCCCCCATCGGATTCTGTCCTGCTTCTCCAGGAATAGGAACTTCTTCTCCTGCAGCTTGTGCTTCATAATCCATCGCGGCTAACGCTTCTTCTAATCCAACCGCTTGTGTACCTTGAACATCTTCCGCAACAACTTCGCCTACGTTAGAAATACTAGGAGCAGAACCTTCAATTAACGCTTGAGTCTGAGCATTTTCTTCTGCTCTTTTTTGAGCTTTACGGGATTGTTTTGCGTTGTAAGCGGTAGTGCCTACCGCTGTAACTACAGATGCTATTGCGACGAAAGCCATTACTTAATATCCTCGAAATTGTCTACCACAAGTAAATTTTCCATAGCTTTTACATCTCGTATGTTTTCTGGGTTTGGGTGCACGGTAATAATCGTTGTATCTTCTAAAAAATATAAAGCCCGTTTTGTATGCGCGGGTGTGTTCATAATCGCGAAATCTTTATAAACATCAATCCGTTCTTCGTCTTGCATCGTAGATATTACTCTACAATGCCCCGCTGCTAGTATCGTCATATGTTCGTGTAAATGAACTTGGCTTACGACTACCGAACCTTTTACCCCGTAATACGCTCGCATATAAATTCCAGGAGCAAAATGATGTGTATTAATATATGGCGAAGGCGCATCAGGATTATTCCTTGCTAACGTAGTAACAAGCTCTTGGATCCCTGCAATCTTTGCTTTCTGTATATCTAATACAGCATTACTCATTTATATGATTTACCGTAATAACCCTTCATATAATTTAATCCACCGCCATTAGCTTTTTTAGCTGTTTTCGCAGACTCCCTAAAATTAGCCGCCGTCGGTGCGCCCTTTTCACCCTTCTTTCTCATACGCTCACCAGACCCCGCCGCTATACGCTTACGCTTGGCATTTATATTTGCGTACAATCCTGGACGTCCACCACTA